CGATATATGGAATGGTTAGAAGGATGGTTTACAAGTATAAATGAACAAGAATCAGATATTGTACTTATGACATTCGGAGATACATTAAGAACTGCAAGAGACTATATGAATGGTAAAGGTGAGCTTGTAGAGAAAAATACGGAAATTTTATCGAAGATGATTGAAGAAAAATCAAAGGAGTATGACTATTGATGAAAGAGATATTTAATAAAAAAGATTTACAGTTTTTAGGAAAAGCATTTAAGAATCCTGAATTTGCAAAAGCGTTTATTGTATCAATGATGAAGGATGAAGATTATCAGGAACTAAAAGATTTATATACAAAACTTGATAAAAAGGATATTGAAATTGAAAATAATCTTAACAATATAATTCTTGCTTCAAAATTAGAAGAACCGGCTGTTACACCAGAAGAGAGAGTATGACAAAATTCTGAAAAGTTAGGTGTACTGTTTGGAGAATTGTTAGGAAAAATTATTACAGGAAAAAGTATGGGTACTTCATTAAAAGATTATGAAAATCGTGTACCTGTATTACTTCAGGAAAGAGCAGCTATTATAGATGAAATTAGTACATTATATGATAGTTACAAGGAAGCCTACAACAAAGAAATCAATAGTCAGGAAACAAGAGATATGTTGCTTATGGCTTTTGGTAAAAAAGATGGAGATATGGAAGGAGAACTTTTAGAATGGATAATGAGACTCCAAAAATAGCAATGACTTCTATTTATCTTGAAATCACAAGACAGTGCAACCTTCAGTGTAAGCACTGTCTCCGTGGTGATCCACAGAATATGAGTATGAGCAATAATCAGATAGATAGAATATTAGATAATTTTAATTGGATAGACAAGGTTTTTATTGGTGGTGGCGAACCATTTCTTGCTAAAGATTCTATATCCCATTTGTTATCAGAATTAAAAAACAAAATTGAAAAAGGAAAATTTGTGTGTAGGTGTGTAGGACTTATTACAAACGGTACACAAAGAGACAAGGAAGTGATTACACTTCTAAATGAAATGGGAAAATATCTTAGTGATAAATGGTATAAAGAAGATACAAAAACTATTAGCATAGGAATTTCAAAAGATGAATTTCACGATAACAATAGTAAAAATGCTATGGAATGGTTTAAATCTGAATGTGACGAAAGATATATTAGTTTACATTTTAATGAATTAGATATAGATAAAAGAACAAAAAAACCAATAATTGAAGAGTGCGAAAGAGCAATAAAAAATAACTTACAGTATAGTAAAAGATATGGAATATCAGAACTTCATAGGGTGGAGTTATACAAAAATACTTTATTCAAGTTTAATAAAAATGATCCAAACGAAGAACCCAAAATTTTATATGATGGAGATTGTTTAGCTTTTACTTGTACAGATTTATTTCTAAAAGGTGGTTTCTATGGATATGCAGAAATTGACAAACCTGATTATCCTTTTATTCTTGGAAATTATATGAAAGAATCTGTGTTTGATATGATAATAAATTGGAATACATTACATCCACTTTTAGAACAACAGGCTATAATTTATGAAAATTTAGTAAAACGTGGAATGACACAGAAGGATAAAGAAAAACATATAATAAGATTCCATGAAAAGGAAGATGAAGTGCGAAAACAATTATCAGAAAATAAGGACAACAGGGATGTATGGGATATTTACAAAGAAGTATTTCATTATGATTTTGCACCAGAAGAAATACAGGAAATAAAGAATTTTAGAAAGCAGTGATATTATGGCAAAAACAAATAGAAAGCCTAATGGTAGTAGTGTCTCTTCGGAGACTTCTATATACCAGACTTTAAAAGGAATGATAAATACTGACACTAAGGTTTACTATGTGATGTGGAAGTTTTGTCCTGAATATCTGAAGGATAATGAAGCTGATCCGATATTGACATTTGAGGATTTGAAAAGCCGTTATGCAGTATTCAGTGATAAGATCACAGAGAAAACTTGTGAGAAGTATATGTTGGAGCAAGGTGTACAGGACGCTATCAAGTGGTTACTGAAACGCTTGCACCAGAAGAAACAAATTGAATTATATAATGCTTATTATCAGAAAGCGTTGTCAGGAGACGTACAGGCTTTCAAAGCATTTGAAGATTTTAGTGAGAAGTTCTTTGCAGCGAATAAAGAAAACGGTCTTGTAAGTTTATTGAATAATGTATCTGAAGATGATTTAGAAGATAGTGAGGACTATTCCTATACCTATAAAGAGTGATACAAGTAAACCATTATACGAATATTTATATACCAAACATAAAAAATTCGGATTCACAGAAAAACAAGACTTGGAAATATTAAAAAAATTATATCCTGACGCACGGAATATCAAAGTGATATACAGTGTCAGGGGAGAATCACATTTTGTAATAACAAATTGAGGTTGTATGAGTAAAATCATGCAGCCTTTTTTATTTTTTTGAAAGGGGCAAAGCATGACAAGAGAAGATAAGTTAAGAAAGATTGTCGCTGATCCTGTCCTGTGGTGTCGCTATTTTTGTAACATTGTAGATAAGACAGGTAAGAAAGTAAGATTTGAGCCGACCTACCACCAGAAGGTACTTGCTAAGAACTTCGGCAAATTTAATATCGTGGCTAAGTCAAGACAGCTTGGTATAACTTCATGGGCGATAGCGTACTCACTTTATCTTACCCACACACAACCAGATACCGTATGTATGTTAATGTCCTATTCACTGGACACGGTAGACATTGTATTTAAGAAATTGAAAGCTATGTATGATGATCTTGATCCGTCTGTCAAATTAGCTGATGTGGCGAACAACAGGAAAGAACTCATACTTGAAAATAGAAGTCGTATCGTTTGTTGTGTATGCGGTACAAAGGACGCTGCCAGAGGTTCAACCTTGCGGTACGTTCATTTAACAGAAGTAGCCTTCATGGATGATACTAAGCTGAAGAATCAGTTAGTTGCTATCGAAGCTGCATTGCGTCCTGATGGACAGATCGTACTTGAATCAACCTCAAATGGAATGAATTACTGGTTTGAGTTGTGGCAAAAGGCGGTTCATGGAGAGAGCCAGTATATACCTTTTTTCTTTTCATGGCTAGACGATAAGAGACAGTTCATTCAAGAATACGAACAGAATACAGAAATCTATTTCAATCGACACGGTAAGTATCTGGAAGTGGAAGAGTTGGACGAAGAAGAATTATCCCTGTACTACAAAATGGGTGCAGAGAAAAACCCACTTGCTATGAAGAAACTTATGTGGCGAAGAATGAAGATAGCAAATATCGGACTTGACAAATTTAGACAGGAATATCCAACAACGGCTACAGAATCATTCCTTGTATCAGGAAACAATGTCTTTGATTTAGAGAAGATTCAAGCCAGAATGAACGGCTTGTATGATACAAAGCCATTATCACAGGTTGGAATGAAGTTACCGCCACTTATGAGAAAGTGGAAGAAAGACTGGTCTATGTGGAGACAACCGAAGCCGAACGAAAGATTTTACGGTGGTGTAGATACAGGAGAGGGAATTTCTTCAGATAACAGTGTCATTCAGATTGTAGATAAGAACGGCATACAGTGTTTTGAATTTGCGTCCAACAAGATAAAGCCGTATGAATTTGCGGACTTGGTGCGTGAAGTCGGAGACTATTACAATACCGCTTTACTGGTAGTAGAGAAGTTATCCGCAGGACACACGGTTGTAGATAAGCTATACGATAGCGGACACAGATACTTGCGTCTGTACAAATATAAAGAGTATGACGCAAAGGGAAAGGCAAGGAAAAAGCCTGGATTCCAGACTTCATTAAAGAGCCGACCTATTATCATAAATCGGTTCGTGGAAATGTTTGAAACTGGACAGATATTATTGAACAGTAAAGCACTCTTAGATGAAATGAAATCATTCCAATTAGATGATAACGGAAAGCAACAGGCGGTACAGGGTGCAAAGGATGATAGGGTTATGGCTTTTGCTATGGCATTGGAAGGACTTGTCAATGGTGTGTGGTACATATAATGAACACTATTAAATAAACAGGATATGAAAGGAAATCACATGGAGTATGCAGAGTATAAAAAGATACTTGATAAAGGCTTGATTGATTATGTGAATAGTGGCGGTAGCACCTTTTATATGGGAAATGCTACGAAAGAGTATGTGTTTTCCTATGAGAATGAGCAAGACGCAGCCGACCACAAGAAACATTTATCTGATAAAGCCGTACAAGCTATCTTGAAAAAAGAGACATTACCGAAAGGTATTAGATTAGAAAAGTGCATATTGCACGGAAAGGATTGTAAATGAAAAATCCTATAAAAGCGATTAAGAATTTTTTCGGAAAGGGAACAAGCATGAATACAGAAAAAGCGAACTGGTTCAAGGATGAAATCGGCAAGACACGATATAAGGATCGTATCAGTAGAGTAACCGACATTGACGATTATTTACGAAGAGAACATAAAGTTTTACAGATTCCATCGTTTGAATTTAAGGAACACACATTTGAGCCTACAAGATTGGTATTGCAGACGCTTAAATCTATTATCAAATTTCATTCAAGCTATGTGTGTGGTAGTCCTGTAAGTATTACAGGCGATAAGGAATTTGTATCTTTATTGAACAACATTTATAAGAAAGGTGGGTACACTAAGACCGACCTTGAAATTGCAAAAGACCTGATTACATATGGAGATACATTCGAGTATGTATATCTGGATGAAAATAATAATATCAGGTCAAAGATTATCCGTAACAAGGATTCATACCCATTGTATGATTCTTTCGGAAACTACACCCACTTTGTAGAGTATTGGAAGGATGAAGATACAAGAAAAGATCATTACATTGTATATTATCCTGATAAGGTAGAAATCTATGGGGGCAGTAAGTTGGTAGATACAAAAGTAAATCTTACTGGTTTACCTATCTGGTACAGTGCTATGGATAAATCAAAATATGATAAGTTCGGTGATCCATTCCCATTAGATTTAATTGGTATCATGGACACAATCGAAGCATTGTTATCAAAACTTGATACTGCCGTTACAACACTGTCATTATCCCCTCTTGGTGTAGTGTCAGGTCAGAGAATGGATTCGGCTATTCCTACTAATATTGTGGGTACTGTAATGAATCTGGAAGATGGAGCAACCTTTAACTGGGCGAACGCTCAAATGGACAGAGAGAGTATCAAACTTGAATTAGATTATGTAATTCAACAGTTTTATGCTATCGCCTGTGTGCCAGCTTCAATTATGGGGCAGTCGAATGTAGCCAATGTGTCAGAGACTTCTATTACAATGCTTTACCAACAGTGTGATAACTTTGCACGTCAGTATATCGCAAGCATGAAAGAAGGATTTGAACAGAGACTTGCATATATTAGAAAGCTGATGGAGTACAATCATCAAACGGTATCTGATGAAGTATTCGACAGTATCAATTTCTCATTCAATGTGGCAAGACCTGTAGATAATGCAGCCGATATGGAAAATATGCAGATTCAGTATAATTGCGGTGCTATCAGTAAGCAGACTATTATTGACAGAAGCCCATATACAACGGATACCGCACTGGAATTAAAGCGTATTGAGGATGAGGCGAACGGTACAACCGATAATTCGATAGAAGTACCGACAGATAATCCGACAGAAGATGATCCACAGGAAGTTGTGACAAGTACCAAAACTGAAGAAACTGTTTTAGATGATAAGGTTGATTAGTCCTTATCTTTTTTATTTGTGGGGTAGGTTCGTTCAGAACTTTACCCCTAAAGATATATGAAAAAATTATAAATGAAAGTGAGGTCAGAGATTATGTACCCTGAGTACAAGTTAATACAGATTGTTGAATTGCCAGAGAACGGCAAAAATAAATATGCGATTCAGTATATCGCACACATGGAATACTTCGATTTTGATTTTAGGTCAAAGAACAGTATCAAGAAATTTCTTTCTGAAGGTGGCTATAAGAGTGGAGAGTATCTTGTTATCGTAGACAATGAAGAGTACGGAGACAGATATATTACTGTTGCAGTATGCGTCTATAGAAATAAGGAACAGGGAAACTTTTTAGATTTTAAACTTGCGGGCAAAGAATGGAAGAATCTTGTAAAAGAGGTTGTAGAGCAACCGCCTGTAATTGATGTGAAATTAGATATACAGACCATGCACAAAGTCAGTGTGCCGAAGGTTATTCCAGAATAATATATACAGGTGGGGTGTGTAAGATACCCTACCTGATTTTTGTATTTAGATACAGTTGCATTATGCAGAATCTTTTTAATGGCTTTTCTTACTGTTTTGTTCGCCACTTCCTTTCTTCAAGCTGCATAGTGTGACTATATGTAAATACAAAAGGGATGTACCTTGCGATACACCCCATAGCACTTGACTTTTGAATGTCAAGGCTTTATAATCAAGTTAGAAGCAATCAAGGATATGTGGTGTGTCTAATGGTTGCAATTCGGAAACTAAATAAAATGTTTCGTGGTTACAAGTAAGACAACGGCTATCCCCTATTTGCGGTAGGGAATAGCCGTTTTACTTACTTTTTGTGGTGGTTGTTGTGGTTATCTATGTATGTTAAGGCTGCAAATACAACCAAAAGTAATGTTAATACTTCCATAGTATTCATAGTTTCCCCCTTTCCGTTTCCGAAAAGGTTCAACCACCAGACTATCCCTATCACGTTCTAACCTGATGAAAAGATTATATCATATCCTGTCGATAAATGGAAGAGTATCACTAAAATAATGATACTGTTATAACGATTATGTATTGACAGATACAGAGTATAGAGATATAATCATAGTGAAGATAATAAAACAATCTTTCTATTACATAGGGGATTGTCCAGAGTAACCGTAAGGTTATTTATCCCCTATGTATTATGTATATTATTGAACGATATTAAATGAAAACTGGACTTGCTTATGATCTCTTTTAATTACTATCAATATAAAGGGTGCGTCAGAAATGATGTGCCTTATTTTTATCCCCTATTTGTATTCATATATACAATGAATTGAATATTGGACTTGCCCTGTATTGCGTTATTGAGATTGTGAATGTGGAATTATCCGCTTGATGATCCTGAAAACGGCATACAGGGCGATTTTATTTTATCCCCTTTTTCAATCTGACAGAATATCGGTTTGAATCGTGGTGGTGTCCATTTAACGAACACTATTTCGTGGAGGTTGTGATAGAGTGACACAACCTTTTGATAGTCACTGTACCTTGAATCAGGGTATAGCCGTATGACGATTCCCAAAATGGGAAGGCACATATTGAAAAGTGTTTAGTATGCACTTCAGAAATTATCCCCTAAATGATATTGATACGATAACAAGTCGAAAAGTAGGCTTGTTAGATTATCCCCATATACAGAAAGTGAGAATTGAAAAATGATTGATATAAAAAACGCATATAAAAAATTTGAAAATCTAATGGAACAAGTAGACAGATCATGTAATATAAGTCTGGATGAAGAAGAGAGTTTATACCGACAGATCGAAGATGATATTAAATGGAAGTTACAACAGGTTCATGCAGATAAAAATACATGGTAGGTCATAACCGATAATAGCGGTTTAGAATTTATCCCCTTATTTGATTCCGCAAAAGTGTGGAATGAAAAT